TGGTGCTCTAGATTTACCAGCAGGAACTACTGCCGAACGGCCTGGTTCTCCAACCTCTGGTAATATTAGATATAACACTGAAACTCAGGCAACAGAAATTTATGATGGAACTGCTTGGGGTAAGGTATCTCCTTTGACACCAAATATTTCTTCAATTACTGGAAATATTTTTAGTGGGTTTGCTACAAATCTAACTCTATCTGGAACAAACTTTTTAAGTTCAAACTTGGTGGTAGGATTTACACCATCTGGTGGTTCTGAAACCACAGTAACAGTAACACCTACTATTGATACTTCTGCAACCGTTACTGTTCCTGCCGCAATCTATGGAGAAAGCGCTGGAGTATCTATTGCAATTCGTGTTACTAATAGTGATAACAGAACATCTGGTTCTGTAAGCAAAACTGTTGTTGCACTACCTTCTGGTGGAACAATAACAACATCTGGTGATTATAGAATTCATACATTTAATACTTCAGATGATTTTATTACTCCTGTAACTTTAACTGGTGTTGAATATCTTATTATTGCTGGTGGAGGCGCTGGTGGTGGTTATTACTATGCTGGTGGTGGGGGTGCTGGTGGTTATAGAACCAATGTCTCTGGTCAATCCAGTGGTGGTGGCGGTTCATCAGAATCATCAATAAATCTTACTGCTGCAACATATCCTGTTGTTGTTGGTGCTGGGGGAACTTCTAGAACTACACAAGTCGCTGGTGGTGATGGTGGAGATTCTTCATTCAACTCTATAGTCTCAGTTGGAGGCGGTGGTGGTGGCGGTGGTAGCGATGCCCCTAGATCTGGTGGATCTGGTGGTGGAGCTAGAAGCACAGGGAGTAGTGGTGCTTCTGGAACTGCAAATCAAGGTTTTGCTGGCGGTGGAAGTGCTGGTTCTAGTAACCAATATGGCGGCGGCGGTGGCGGTGGTGCTAGTGCTGCAGGAACAAATGGCGATGGCAACACTGTTGGAAATGGCGGTGATGGAGTTTCATCTAATATAACTGGTTCTGCTGTAACTCGTGCCGGCGGTGGTGGTGGCGCCAGTGGTGCATTTAATGCTGCAGCATCTCAAGGACTTGGAGGTGCTGGAGGCGGAGGCCGAGGTGGTGATTATGAGACAGGCGGCGCTAGTGCTGGTATACAACCTGGCGATGGCACAATAAACACTGGTAGTGGTGGTGGTGGTTCTTCCCATATTACCAATATTTCTGGTAGTGCTGGCAGTGGCGCTGGTGGTAAGGGGGTTGTTATCATTAGATATGATACAACGACATTATAAGGAAAAAGATAATGGGATATTTTGCAAGAGTTAATAATGGTATTGTAGAAGAGGTCATAGCGGCCGAACAGGAATTCATAAATTCTTATGTTTCTCCAAAACCTGGCGAATGGGTTCAAACTTCTTATAATACAAGAGGTGGAGTTCACTATGCTAGAGATGAAGATGGTAACATTACAGGGCCTTCCACAGATCAAAGTAAAGCGTTGAGAAAGAATTATGCTGGGGTAGGTTTTATCTACGATGTGGATAGAGATGCTTTTTATGAACCAAAACCATTTGACTCATGGACACTAAACGAAACAAGTTGTAAGTGGGAAGCACCAGTTGCATATCCTTCAGAGGGTGGGCCATATCAATGGAATGAAGAAACCCAATCTTGGGATGCAGAATAAGGTGATTAAATGTCTAACCAGACTGATATTTTAGATAATGTTCTTGGTGTTACAGATGTTGTGGAAACAACAACAAGAGATGTGACGCCTCCGAAACCAGTTCTTGTTCCAGAAACAAAACTAAATGAAGAGGACATTGACAATGATTATAAATATCAGAGAGAAAATTTTTATAATCTGATAGAAAGAGGACAGGATGCAATTGATGGTATCCTAGACCTTGCAAGAGAATCAGAACATCCCAGAAGCTATGAGGTTGCTGGGAACTTGATAAAACAGGTTGCAGAAGTCACAGAGAAACTTGGAGACTTACAAACTAAGATGAAGAAACTCAAAGAAGTTCCTAACTCTGCACCTCAGAATGTAACAAACGCATTATTTGTGGGAAGCACAGCAGAACTACAGAAGATGTTAAAGGGAAAATAAGATGCCATTAACTAGAATTAGACAAACGGCGATTGGTAACGATAGTATTACCACTGCAAAACTAGATGACACTTCTGGTGGTTTGACACTGCCCGGCGTTCAGTATGTAAGAGTTCCAGTGGGATCGGGCGCACAGAGACCAACTGGTGCGAGTGGATACCTTCGTTTTAATACAGACGCTGGTGTTTTAGAACAGTGGAACACTAATACTAATTCTTGGGCTGCTGTTGATAGTCCACCTATCATTACACAGGTTTCGTATCCTGGCTCTGTTACTGCTGCTGACCCAGCTGGTGGGGAAACGATTACTTTAACAGGTTCAAACTTTCAAACAGGTGCAGCAGTAACAATCGGTGGAACTACCGCAACTTCTGTTTCAGTAGTATCAACCACATCTATTACTTTTACGACACCAGCAAAGACAGCTGGTGACTATGATGTTGTAGTAACAAACACAAACGGACTTGCCGCAACATCAACCAATGGTATTTCATATAACGGAACACCTTCGTTTACAACTGCCGCTGGTAATGTTGGTTCTATTTCAGAAGATGTTGCAATGTCAACAATCACTATTGTTGCTGCTGAACCAGATGGTGGAACACTTGCGTATTCAATTACTTCTGGTGCATTGCCAACTGGTGTATCAATGAGTTCTGCTGGTGCAATTACTGGAACACCTAATATAAACCCTACTTCTAATACAACATTCAACTTTACTGTTACTGCTACTGATGATGAAAATCAGACAAACAGTAGAGCATTTAATCTTATTGTTCTTCGTCCTATCTATGCAAGACAGATTTCAAACTCTTTGAGGTTTGATGGAACAAGTTCTTACTTAATGAAAACTGAAAGTGCGACCCCAACATCAACAACACAGACTACATTTTCTGCTTGGGTAAAGCGTTCAAATTTGGGGCAAGGACATATTTGGACTGCTTACAACTCTAATGTTGCTGGTTATATTTACTATAATACTGATGATCAACTCATTGTATATTTGGACAAGTCCTCAGCTGGTTCAGATGAATTAAATGTAACAACAGACGCTAGATATAAAGATACTTCAGATTGGTATCATATACTGGTAAAATATGATGTTGGGCAGGCTGCAAACTCTGATAAAGTTAAAATTTATGTAAACGGCACTCTACAATCTGCAACATATTCTCAAACTGGTTCTGCTGTAGACGCACATAGACTTCTATCTAGTGGAACTGTAAATCGGATTGGACAATCTTTTAATGGTTCAAGTTGGTTTGATGGATATATGTCTGACCTTTATGTGATTGATGGACAAGTAAAAGAACCCACTGATTTTGCTGAGGAGTTCAATGGCGTTTGGTGCCCGATTGCATATTCTGGAACATATGGAACAAACGGATTCAAACTTGACTTCTCTGATAGTTCAGATTTAGGTAAAGACAGTTCACAAGATTATACACTAGTAACTGATGGTTCAGCAACATACGGTGGTGGAACAACCAACTTTACAAGTCCAGAAGATGCATTTGATGGACTTACTTCAACTGGAATGAATAGAAGTGGAACAAGTGGTATAATTGAAATTACACCAACATCTGCTGTTACACCTATTTACCATCAAATTACAAATACCAACAGTGCAGCATATACAGACGCATCGAGACCCCAAAATGTTCAATTGGAAGGTTCAAATGATGGTGGTTCTACTTGGACAGTTATTGATACTATTACACAAACACCAACCGGCGAGGAAGCGGTAACATCCAGTTTATTTAGTAACTCAACTAGTTATACAAAACTTAGATTGAATATCACTTCAAACAATGGTGGCACTAATACAAGATTCTCAGAATATAAGATTATCTCATCCGAATCTGGTGGATTAGGTATCAACAACTTCACTGCAAATGGACTTTCTGCACAAGATAGTGTTATAGATTCGCCCACAGGCAACTTCAATACCATGAACTATAATAGAAGGTATTATGATTGGGTTGCACAAGGACAAGTTGTTACTCTTTCAAATGGTGGGTTGACAGGTAATGTTCCAAATGCTGGTGCTGCTATTGATTCTACAATGGGGTTTAATAGTGGCAAGTGGTATTGGGAAATGCGTTATGATAGTGGAAACTGGCTTCCTGGCCTTGGATTAGGAAGAATGGGCAAAACCGGCGCCGGCGCAAAATACAGATTTGCTAGTAATGGAACATTTTCAACTTATACTGTAGAAAATCATGGAAATGATTATACAGGAACAAATTCTGCTTCTGGTCAGTGGACAATAACTACTGGCGATGTTTTGGGTATTGCTCTAGATATTGATAATCTTACAATCAATGTTTATGCAAACGGAACACTAGCATATACTGAAACTGGTATATATGATCCCAAAGATGATAACGATTTTTATACTGTCTCATTTACAAATGCTGCTGCTGGGCAAATAACATTTAACTTTGGACAAGATCCAACATTTAATGGACAAGAAACTGCGCCTGGCACAGACAAGACTGATGGAAACAACAGAGGCAAGTTCTTCCACGATGTGCCGTCTGGTTACTTGGCGATGTGTGCAGCCAATATTGCAGAATCAACGATTGATACAAGAGTTGATGACCGTCCAGAAGATTATATGAATACAGTATTAACTTCTGGTGATGGTTCAAATGCAACTGTATCTGGTTTTGGTTTTCAGCCTGATTTCATTTGGCATAAATCAAGAACATCATCGAATAATCATCAGTTGATGGACAGCCTTCGGATTGATGGGAGTGGAGATAGTTTTACTTTGAATTCTAATGCCACAACCGCAGAAGGCACCTCGGCAGCTGCAACTTTGAATAGTGATGGTTTTGTGCATCTCAACGGTTCATCAAATAATTTCAACGGTAATGGTAACACTTATGTAAGTTGGGGTTGGAAGGCCGGCGGAGCTCCAACTGCATCAAATGTTGCAACCTCTGGTGCTATGACTGCAAATAGTGTATCTGTAGATGGAACACTTCAATCTGCATATACACCATCTGGTTCACCTACCCTCTATCCAACAAAAATGTCTGTCAATACCAAGGCAGGGTTTAGTATTGTTAGTTGGACTGGCGATGGAACTGCTGGAAGAACTCTTCCTCATGGACTTAATGAGAAACCAGAGTTTTTCATTTTGAGAGGTTTAGATGCTCGTGCATGGGCTACATATCACGAACAGTATGTCAATTATCCTAATACTGGAAATTATTACGCTCAACTGAATGGAACAAACCCATCAGTAGATAATGCAATGTTTAACTCAACTGCACCAACCGCTGATTTATTTACAGTAGGTTCATATAATGTGGTAAATGCTGTGAACTATATTGGATACTTCTGGCATTCTGTTCCAGGCTATTCACATATTGGTGAATGGAGAAATGTTGCGGAAGCATTAGGAACATATATTTACTGTGGTTTCAAACCGGCATGGTTGCTTATTAGATGCACCGATGCTGCAGAAAACTGGTATATTCAAGATAACAAGAGAAGTCCAACTAACTATACAACAGGGGGTGGCACATTCTTAATGCCAGATATTGCGAATTCTGAGGGGGCCCATAGTGCAACCACAGCAGCAGTAGATTTTGTTGCAAATGGTTTCAAGATTAGAACATCTAATACTGGATCGGGTGAAGTTTCTTATAGTTCAAGAAAATATGCGTTTATGGCATTTGCCGAAGATCCATTCAAGTATGCCGAGGCTAGGTAAAACTGATTAAGTTATGTTATGCAAAATTATGATCACTATCTTGGAAACCCTCTACTAAAGAAATCCAATGTTCCAGTAGAATGGACAAAGGAAAATATTCTTGAGTATCAGAAGTGTATGGAAGACCCCATATACTTCATCAAGAATTATATCAAAATTGTTTCTTTGGATGAAGGACTTGTGCCTTTCAAAATGTATCCTTTCCAAGAGGATATTGTAGATACAATCCACGACAATCGTTTTACTATATGTAAGATGCCACGACAGTCTGGTAAATCCACGACTATGGTATCTTATATTCTTCACTATGTTCTCTTCAACCCTAACATGAATGTTGCAATCCTCGCCAACAAGGCAGCGACTGCAAGAGACATTCTTGGTAGACTGCAACTTGCATATGAGAATCTTCCTAAGTGGTTACAACAAGGGGTGGTGTCTTGGAACAAAGGTTCTGTAGACTTAGAGAATGGAAGTAGGGTTGTTGCATCTTCTACATCTTCATCTGCTGTTCGTGGTGGTTCTTACAACATGATATTCTTGGACGAATTTGCATTCGTTCCAAACAATGTGGCAGAGGACTTTTTCAGTTCTGTTTACCCTACAATCTCATCTGGTAAATCTACTAAGGTTATTATTGTATCCACACCTAACGGTATGAATCTTTTCTACAAGTTGTGGGTGGATGCAGAGAACAAAAGAAACTCGTATAATATCATAGATGTTCACTGGAGTCAAGTGCCAGGCAGAGATGAGAAGTGGCGAACAGAGACAATCGCAAACACCTCTGAAGAACAGTTCAGAAGAGAGTTTGACTGTGAGTTCTTAGGTTCTGCAAATACACTGATTGCGCCTGCAAAGATTAAGTCAATGGCATTCCATAACCCTATTCAGTCAAACGCTGGATTGGATATGTATGAGAAACCAAAAGAGGGTGCAACATATGTGGTAGTTGCCGATGTGGCAAGAGGAACAAACAACGATTATTCTGCATTTATTGTCTTTGATGTATCTACAGTTCCCTATAAGATTGTTGCGAAATATCGTAATAACGAAATCAAACCTCTACTCTTTCCCAATATTATATCAGATGTTGCAAAGGCATATAACCAAGCATACATTCTAGTAGAAGTCAATGATATTGGTGAACAGGTTGCAACTGCACTACAGTTTGACTTAGAGTATGAGAACCTTATTATGGCAAGTATGCGTGGTCGTGCAGGTCAAGTCGTTGGTGGCGGCTTCAGCGGTGGAAAAGCACAATTGGGGGTAAGAACAACAAAGGCGGTTAAAAAACTAGGATGTTCTAACCTTAAACAGATTATTGAAACAGATAAACTCATTATCAATGATTACGATTTAATCAATGAGTTCTCTACCTTTATTCTTAAAGGACAATCGTTTGAAGCAGAAGATGGACATACAGATGACCTTGCAATGTGTTGTGTATTGTTTGCTTGGTTGGTAGAACAGACATACTTCAAAGAACTAACTGACGATGATATTCGTGCAAGAATGTTCTTAGAACAACAACATCAACTAGAACAGGACATGGCGCCTTTTGGTTTC